CCGAGCGGGATAGTGAATCCAGGTGGGCAAAAAAGTACAGCGATGAAGCCGACGAATTGCGGCAGCAGCTCGCAGCCGCGCAGGAGCGGGAGGCTACCTATACTGAATATAAGCGCAAGTTAGAAGCCATTGTAACATGGCTGGAACACAATGAGCAAGGCGTTTTTGCTCGTGGCTTATGGGATGTTCTTTATAAATAGCCCAAAACAGGAGGCTTAATTATGTGGAAATACATCGTTATCTGGACGCTTATTCAATGGGTCAGCTATTCGCCGCCACCAAAAGCTGACCCGTATGGGCGCATGAGTTATACTATGACACTGGTATGTCATTGGCGCTGTGACACCACCTATCACAAGTTGGAGTTTGCTTCGCGCGATGAGGCGCTTGGGTTTATTGCAGAAGCACCAAAGCCAGATAGTTCTGGTATAGTATTTTTTAACCGAGCGTGGTGTACAGACATGAAACTTGACTCAGTATGGGTAACAGAACAGGAGGCCGCCCATGACAATTAACGAGAGAATGACCGCCGCTGGAGTCCCCGGCAGGCCATACACTATCGCAGACATGCTGGACTGGGCCGAAAGAGAGCTGGACAAGATGGAGGCCAAGAACGATTGGTACCTTAAGAACTATGTCTTGCCTTTGGTTGAAGATATGGAGAAGGGCGAGACTGAATAGCAGCAGGACATGTAGCTCAATGGTAGAGCAGCGGACTCATAATCCGTAGGTTGTAGGTTCGATCCCTACCATGTCCACTACCAAACCGAAAGGAGGTGTTTACATTGACAGCAGGTGAATTGTTGAAAGTCATCCTCTTCACAATCTTCTGGACTATTATAGCCATCTGTCTATGTGATGCGAAGAGAGAACAAACTAACAAGGAGGTACAAAATGTGGTGGGAAGTTATCAAGATGTACAAGTGGCAAATCATCATAGCATTGCTCACCGGAGTACTTGTATTCATGCTGACTGTAAAGCGTGTTGAAGGTGGGTCAAGGCTGACAACGGATATGAGAGTTACCATCCTCGAAGCTCGTGTTGACTCTCTACAAAGCAGCCTTCTCAGGATGGCAACGCTTGCATCTGACCAAGCTACAATCAACGTTGACCAGGAAGTTGCAATAAACAGTCTTATTCAGACAGACATTGACCTTCTCACAGTCATCAGGGAAGTTGTAGGAAGTAAATAATTATATTAATGCATACAACAGAAAGGAGATAAAAAGTGCTTGACGTTCAAAAGCGAATGGCTGAAATAGACTCAATGTATTCAGGTGATGGTGATTCAACTCCATTCAGTGCGCTTATCATGTCTCTCCCAGGTGTTGGTAAGACATCTCTTTTCAAGAGCTGCCCGAAGCCTGTACTCATTGACTCCTTCGACCCTAAGGGAACACTCATCCTTGAGCCATACATGAAGGAACATCCAGGAGAGATATACGTTCGGAAGTTCTGGAATGAGTCGTCAAAGCGCCCTACTGAATACAGAAGGTGGGAGACAACTATTGAGAAGGACATATCCGATGGCTTCCTCAATGAGTTTGCGACTTATGGAATAGACACCTTCACTACGCAAATAGAAGCGTTGACAAACGCAACTGCTATGGCGCGCAATAGGGCGGATAACCTTCCTGCTATCCAGGATTATCAGATTATCTACAACACAATTCGCTCTTTCATAAAACAGATATCGAGCCAGAACTGCATCTTCATCTTGACCGGCCACCTTGAAACGGTTAAGGATGAACTCACAGGTGCAATCACGGCTGAACTCTACACGTACAAAGGTCTCCGCACAATCGTACCTCCTCTGTTTAGTGAGAAGTACTGCCTCATCCTCAAACAGGAAAAAGATGCAAGTGGCCACATGAAGCGTGTACTCCTCACAGACCATCAGGGTATCTACCGTGCGTCAACACAGATTGGAGCTGGTAAGTTTGCAGTGGAAGAAGAGCCCGACATTAAAAAACTCCTGCAGAAAGCAGGCTTGCCGTACAGTGATAAGATGAATTTGAAAGGAGGTGTGACATCTACAAGTGCTTCATAGACACAGAGACAACTGGTGTCGACGAGAAGAAAAATGCTCTCATACAGATTGCCGGAGTTATCTTCAGTGATACGGATGAAGAAGTTAACCGCTTCAACATCCATATCAAGCCGCTCCCTGGCGACGTAGTTGAGAAGCAAGCCCTTGAGGTGAATGGTTATACCTTTGCAGACCTTGAGTCAGACTTGTTCATCGCTCCAAGTGCAGCAAAGGCTCTATTCCTTCAAATCCTTGGAAGATATGTCGACAAGTACAATCCCAAAGATAAAATGCTCCTCCTCGGATACAACATTAACTTCGATGCTGACTTTATCCGAGAGTGGTTTCTGAAGATGGGAGATAAATACTTTGGGAGTTGGTTCTGGTTTCCCCCTATCTGCACCATGCAAAAGGCTGCTGATGTGATTGGAGAGGACCGACCGAAGCTGGAGAACTTCAAACTTGCCACGGTTGCAAAGTACTTCGGAGTCGAGTTTGATGAAACACAGCTTCATGATGCACTTGCTGACATTGACCTGACAGTTAAGCTCCACCGTAAATTAAACAACTGAACGTTTTCAAAATTTGAAAATGTTCGCTTATCGTAACACAAATGAAAAGGAGGCATACCATGCCTAGTTTCCTCGACAAGAGTTTGGCTGACGTTCCTGACCAGACTGCAGTTCCCGCTGGCGAGTACCACCTGACGTTCAAGTCCGCTGCTATTGTGGAAAAGAACGACGATCCTTCTCGCCACAACCTCAAGGTCACCCTCACCATTGACGGGCAGCCGAACGCCTTCCCTGTCGTCACGTATTACAGTCTCCCGAACGACAGCGATAGTTCCGACGAGGAAGTCCGCAAGCTGCGCTATCTGAAGAACTTCAGCAAGGCTCTCGATGTTGACGGAGAGACCTTGATGAATTGTCTTCGGTCTGCGTATGAGGCCTTCGTGAATCAGGCCGACCAGGCGTCTGCGTTCTCTCCTCTCCTCGGCACTGGCTTCACTGCCATTCTGAAGGAGGAAGAATACAACGGCAGCATGAGTAATAAGATTGGCCGTATCATCTAACCAACCACAGTCGCGCTAACCACAAAGGGGCGCTGTTCTTAATTGAGCAGCGTCCCTTTTTTATTTGTAGGAGGGTTGATGCTAGACCGCAAAACTCCACCTCGGCTGACGGTTGACCTCACTGACTCTCAGGCTGCAGGGCTTGGCCGGATACAGTGGGGGATGCGGAAGCCTTTGTTTCACACTATTATTAATCAACTAAACAAAGCTATGGATACCGCTGACCCTGAGAAGGTTGTTGGAGCGATTATCTCTGGCGAACTCCATCTGAAGGATATACTATGAATCCCTTTGTGCAAGCACTTGTTGAGAACCACAAGGCATTTGGTATGCCTATTCTGCATACTCCAACTATACCAATGTCCAGAGCAAAGATGCGTATTGGACTTATTGAAGAAGAAACAGACGAACTATTTCAGGCCTGCTTTCGTGAAGAAAATATAGTAGACGCAGCTGACGCGCTGATTGACTTGCTGTACGTTGTGGTTGGAGCGATGCTTGAATTTGGTCTAACTGATATTGTTGACGAGCTGTTCAATGAGGTACAACGGAGCAACATGAGTAAGCTCGGTGAAGATGGCAAGCCCATCTATCGTGAAGATGGTAAGTACCTCAAAGGCCCCAACTATTCCCCGCCTAACTTAGCTGCTATTATAAATAAAGGCAACAAGCAGCTGGAGCTCTTCAATGGAGACGAATGATACATTAACTGGCCTCAACGTGCATGTGGAGATTGGAGACTTTGACTTCTACATCCACGTAGTTGACAACGCAGACGGTTCGTTGAATGAGCTGCGCATAACCAGCACTCGTAAAGATAGTGATATGAAGACATTGATAACTGCAGTCTACGAGTTAATCAACCTCTGTGTTGCATACGGAGTTCCTATCATTGCAATAGTGCAACGTCTTGAATACATGCAGGGTGATACTGGAGGAGTTACAAACAATCCAGACATTCGCATAGTATCAAGTGTGGTAGACTTCGTTGCTAAATTCCTCAAACGCCGTTACTGTGGAGGTGACAATGGCGACACTTCGCAATCTCAAACCATCCCTTTTGCAGCTATCCTTCGAGGAGAAGCTGGCGCTACATAGAGCAGCTCGCCAACGGAGGAGGACATTCAATCCTACTAATAAAAAAGTCAAGACTGCAATACGCAAGGAGAAGTCTGCAGTACAGCGTATGGTAAGCAAAATCACCCCTGAAGAAGCCGCTGAAATTCTAAAGTTACTGGGAGAAACGATATGATAAACAAAGAGCCTCAAGCAGAAGTTGTACCCGTTGATAAGATTGACATTGGAGAACGCTTCCGCAGGGACTACGGAGACGTGACCGCCCTTGCGCTTGACATGAAACTCAACGGGATGATTTCTCCAGTTGCACTATTTCGTAGGGGAGATAGGTTTGCGTTAGCAGCTGGTGGTCGCAGGATGCAGGCGGCTAAAAGTATAGGCATGAAAGATGTGCCTGCACGTATCTATGATGGCGATGAGACTGAATACGACCTGCGTGTTATTGAGCTGGCGGAAAACATCCATAGGAAGAATCTAGATTGGGTGGAAGAGGTTGCATTAAAGAACGCTATTCACGACATGCAAGTCGCAAAGCTTGGCCCTCGTACAACTGGGAAGGATAAAAGTGGATGGAGTCAGACTGACACAGCTGCAATGCTTGGTGAGTCACCTGCGAGTATATCGCAAGACCTTGACTTATACAAAGCAATGGAAATCCTTCCTCAGCTCAAGACGGCAAAGACAAAAGACGAAGCCCGTAAGATGGTTAACAAAATCGCTACAACATTGGAGCGGCAGGAGAAGGCTGCAACTATTCAACGAAAGCTTTCATCCCAACCTACTGCAGTACGTAAGCTGAGTTTGGTAAACAGTTACATTGTTGGTGACTTCTTCGCCTGGGCTGATACTCAACCTGATGGCATTGCAGACGTTGTTGAAATCGACCCTCCGTATGCGATAGATTTAAACGTGAAGAAGAAGTCCGACCATGAAGCTGACTCCATCCTCAAGTCAACTAATGGATACAATGAAGTTGACCCGAACAACTATCCTGAATTCATGCTGCGTACATTAATGGCTGCACATAGGCTGCTGAAGAAAGATGGATGGCTTATCCTCTGGTTTGGCCCTGACCCTTGGTTTGCTCCTATGTATCAGATGGCTACTCAATGCGGCTTCGTTGGTAATATGATACCTGCAATCTGGGCTAAGGAACAGGGTCAGACCAATGCACCTAACTATTACATGGGAAGCGCATGGGAGCCGTTCTTCTACATGCGAAAGGGCAATCCTGAGTTGGCGAAGAAAGGTAGGACAAATGTCTTTATGTATCGTGCAGTACCACCGTTGGCAAAGATACATCCTACTGAACGCCCTATCGAAATGATGGAGGATATCTTATCAACATTCACAGGCCCAGGTGGATTCATCGTAACTCCATTCGCCGGCAGTGGTAACACCATCCTTGCTGCCTGCAACTTAAACTGTACAGCAGTTGGCTGCGACTTGACGAAGGAGTACAAAGACGCTTTCATGGTGCGAGTTGATAGTTGCGAGCCTGGAGATTATAACTCATACGGGAGGCGTACATGAACGTACAAGTTGGTGGAGAAGGCCCGCTGAATTGCAGAATAGCTTTCGTTGGTGAAGCCCCTGGAGAAACAGAAGTCCGCATGGGTAGACCTTTCGTAGGCCAAGCTGGTGGTCTCCTTGATACGTGTATGAGAACAGCAGGAGTTAACCGTAGCTCCTGCTACCTCACAAACGTTGTGAAGGAACGTCCACCTAACAACAACATATCAATATTCTTCAGCTGTGAGCGCGGGAAGCTGTTTGAAAGTCCATCTTTTAGGGAATACGTAGACCTGCTGCGTACAGAGTTGCAGCACTGCACAGCTAATATAATAGTTGCAGTTGGGCAGACCGCTCTGTACGCATTAACAGGTATACCTGATAAGATTACCAAACGCCGCGGGTCTGTGTATGAGAGTACACTTCTCCCTGGGCGTAAGGTAATTGCTTGCATCCATCCAAGTGCTGCACTTCGTCAGTATATGTATCGTCGCCTTATCATATTCGATTTACAAAGGGCGATTGAGCACAGCGCAACTCCAGCGTTGCCAAAGGATGAAAGCACATACATTCTTGACCCGACGTTTGATGAAGCTATCGCATACCTGAAATACATACAGCAGAATACATCCCGCACTGCGTGTGACATTGAAGTTAAGAATGGTGAAGTCAGCATGATTTCCTTCGCTCATAAGGCTGACGAAGCAATCTGCATACCATTCATCAAGGGTGGTGATGATAACTTTTCAATGGAAGAAGAGCTACAAATCTGGGATGAGATAGCTAAAATTCTAGAGGACCCGACGATAACTAAAATTGGACAAAACCTTGCATTTGACACAACATTCCTCCATCGTAAGTATGGCATTGCATCTATTAACATTGACGATACTATGGTAGCCCAAGGTATCCTCATGCCTGAGTATCCAAAGGGACTCGACTTCATCACATCCCTTTACTCTGACTTGCCCTACTACAAAGATGAAGGCAAGCGCTGGCTTAAGGGAATTAGTGAAGACGAGATGGGCTTCCGCCTATACAATGCCAAGGATAGCATCGTTGTCATGCAGACCTTTGACAAGATAATGTCTGAAGTAACACGCCTTGGCAATGCTGAGACGTATAAGCGTCAGGTAAGCCTAATTCCAATCCTCTCCTTCATGTCAGAGCGAGGGATAAAGATTGACGTTGATGGGCTAAACAAGTTGGCAACTGAAACGCTCGCCGAAATCGAAAGGCTTAGTGTAGAGTTGAACATAGCTTGCGGCCACGAAATCAACTCAAATAGTCCCAAGCAAGTTGCACAATACTTCTACGTGGAGAAAGGTCTTCCTGCGTATACAAAGGATGGCGCTGTCACAACTGATGACGAAGCCCTCCAACGTATTGCAAGGAAGGGATACAAAGAGGCTGAACTAATACTTAAACTCAGGGGACTACGCAAGGCGTATGGCACATACTACACTGTCACACTGGAAGATGGCCGCTTGAAGTGCAGCTTCAATCCTGTTGGTGCTGCTGATACTGGAAGACTATCAAGCAGCGAGACAATCTTTGGTACTGGAACAAACCTCCAGAATCAGCCTAAGGAAATGAAAGACAAGATGATTGCTGATGATGGCTATCTCATGTTTGAAGCTGACCTTTCGCAGGCGGAGAATCGAATAGTTGCATACATAGCGCCTGAGCCAAAGATGATTGCTGCATTTGAAAGCAAGACTGACGTGCATAAGTCGACTGCGTCTCTCATCTTCGGTGTGCCCATTGAGGAGATTACAAAAGAACAACGTCAGCAGGGAAAGCAATCCAACCACTCTCTCAACTACGATATGAGTGCCGATGCGTTTAGCCGGCACTGGTTAATGCCGCTTGATGAAGGTAGACGTATACACACCCGCTATCATCAGGTCTACCCAGGCGTGCATAAATACCATGAGTGGATTCGTGCTGCACTTGGCTTGGATAGAAAGGTCACCAACTTAATGGGGCGGACTAGACTGTTCCTTGATAGGTGGGGTGACTCTTTATTCAAATCAGCATACGCTTTCATCCCGCAGTCAACAGTTGCAGATGTGATAAATGAGCGTGGACTTGAGTTTGTGTATTATAGCAAAGACCCACTCATGCAGAAAGTTGAACTCCTCAATCAAGTACACGACAGCATCGTCTTCCAAATTCCTGTCTCACTTGGTTGGGATGCTATAGCAACAATCCTCAGCGCGATTAAGACAAGCCTTGAAACTCCACTAACTTGGCGGGGTAACTCCTTTGTCATCCCCGCTGAGTTCAAGTGTGGAAGAAGGCTTGGTAAAGCAACTGTCATAAAGATAGACAGCACCATTAACAGTCAGCTAGAAAACATCTGGAACTCGGAGGTGTAAATGTATGAGAGAAGGCTTCCAGACTTTATTGACAGTTTCATGGAGTACACAGATAATAGCGAAGCCCCAGCTGTATTCCGTAAGTGGGTCGCTGTATCTATCGTAGCAGCTGTCATGCAACGTAAATGCTGGCTTGCTTGGGATACTATCACGTACCCCAACATGTATATTATTTTAGTAGGCCCAAGTGGGTGTCGTAAAAATACTGCAATGAATCCAGCTCAGGAAATCCTTCGAGCTATTGGTATGCCTCTTGCAAGCGAAAGTATAACACGTGAAGCGCTCATCAAGGAACTCAACGAGCATGAATACAGTGCAGTAACTGCAGATGGCAGGGCTATTACGCACAGCTCCATGACAATCTTTGCGAAAGAGTTAACCGTCTTCCTCGGCTATGATAACCGCCAGCTTATCATGGACCTAACTGACTGGTATGACTGTGACGATAGCTGGACTTATCGTACAAAGGGAAGCGGCACAAATAGCATCATTGGTGTCTGGGTAAACATGCTGGGAGGTACAACTCCAACACTGCTAAACAGTACCTTAACAAGTGAAGCAGCAAGTGGTGGTTTAACTGGAAGAATGATATTCGTCTATGCAGGGAAGAAAGGTAAAAGTGTTCCATTCCCTCACCTGCTTAAAGTTAATGATAACCTTCGTGGTGACATTATCAACGACTTAAACACAATAGCAATGATGGGAGGGGAGTTTAAGATAGACGAAGACTTCTTCAACGAATACGCAAAGTGGTATCCGCAGTATGAACAGAATCCACCTTTTCACGATGACCGTCTTGCCGGCTATGTTGAACGAAGACCTAAGCATATGCTGAAGCTGGCCATGATTCTCAGTGCGTCACGCTCAGACAGTAGGATAATGACAGTCGCTGACATGCACAAGGCTGATGCACTGCTAAGAGAAATTGAAGTCAACATGCCTAGGGTGGTAGCTGGTATTGGTAAGAGTGATATTGGAGATATTGTAACAAGGGTGCTAACAGAGATAGCTTCAAACAAATCCATGCTGAGAAGTGAGTTAATGGCACGACACTACAATGATGTTGACAGGGATGGGCTGAACAGAGTGCTTGCAACACTCAGCGCGATGGGTAAAGTTAAAATAGAAGCAATTCAAGGAGGTGATGTGAGATTAACTTACGATGGGAAAAATGGTTAATTGGTGAAAATTTCAGAAATGCACCGTTGTAAATTATTTAAAATCAATGGTTTGCAAAGGCGCTGCGGACTTTGAAATTTTTGGGCGGTTTTTAAACAACGGAGGAAAAGTGGACAACAAACAAAGGCAGGTGTTGCTCTTCCTAAATAAAGCAGGCACACTCGACCTGCCTGCTTATAAAATTGTCGAAGGTGTGAAGAGTATCTTATCAAGCGAGTATGACTTAGAGTTACTGGCCGAACTGATACACTCCACCACCTGCACCAGACATAGCGGAAAGGGTGACGGTACGTGCAACTTCTACATCGAGCATAAGTTTGAGAAGAGTTGGGAAATGCCTTGCAGAAAGAAGTATCTCGACATTGCCGTCAGGATGGCTGCTGACTCAGGCATGAAACAGAGGGCTATCGCAGACACAATAATCGCTCTGCACAATGTAAGGTCTGCTGATCCTCTCATGTATGTAACAAAGATATTCATTAAACTCGTGGAGGAAGACGATGAAAGCAAGAAGGCTGTTGACACTTCTGACGTTGGTGATATTGCTCTTGACCTGCCAACAGGTGATGGGGCAGATTGATGTTCCTGATACAACTGACATATCCTACGGAAGCACAGTTAAAATTAGGTGGCTTCTCCCAGGAATGAATCAAAACAGTGACTGGTTCAAGGTGTACATCTTCGGTCAGACTATCACGTACAAAGATACGTTTGATGTGAAGAACTGGTACATTCGTCCTCAGTCACCAGACACAATGTATGCTTTTATACCAGCTGCATTTCCGTATGGCTTGGCTTATGCGACGATGACTCACCTTGATTCACTTGGTAGGGAAAGTGACTTCAGCAACAGGGCCTACTTCACAATGAGGTTTGGGCCGCCAGTTATAATTGACCTTAACTTTGAATAACGTCAAGGCAAAAAAATCCCCAACTGAACAAATTCAAAATTTGAAAATGTCCAGTTGGGGATTGTTAATTCTTACTCATCATACAGTTCAAGCGCCTTCAGCTTCATAACTGTGTTATTGTAAAACACAGCCCTCACCTGAGGAGTCATTTCTCTCACCTTCATAGCTTGCTCAACTGTATTAGTATCCATCATGAGTACAGCCATCTCATCAAGAACACTCTTGCTTGGTTGAACGTTGGCTTGAATAGCATCTAGGAAAGCTTTACTTGTACGTTTTCTATTGTCGTTATCAATCTTCGATGCTTTGTTCATCAGCCTATCAGCTACCTGAACTCTAGCCTTTGGCAGTGTGCTTGCGCCAGCTATCATCAACGCCCTATCCCAGTTTCCATTGACGAGGTACTTTCTCTTCCCCACAGCTGCAAATGGAGGAGTTGTTATCCCTCTCGGATATGCACTTTCTCTTATCCACACCTGCCCGTTCTCATCAACTCCGACAGCGCTCTGCAGCAACGCATCCCAGTGACGCATGACTGGAGCTAATCCCTTCATCCAGTCTCCCGCGCTGCGAATGTCAATCCTCTGCCCACCAACAATAGGTTTAAACATCTGCGTATATGTCTTCACCATATCGGAGAGAAATGGCCCAGCTGTATCTACTGCTTTATCAGGCAGAACTTGGAAGCTAGCCGCAGCTGATACATCTGCCCCAGCTACAAATCCAGGCAAGCCGCTTGACATACCTGACTTATCCTTCAGCAGCCATTCATCTATCTTATCCCACGCCCCGAGCAGGCCGAGCAGTGGAACTGACCTCAACGTCTGCAGCATCGCCCTAGGACCACCAATAAGCATTTGCATTGTGAGATACCTTCCCCACTCCGGACCTGATAGAGTCTGAAGGAATTCTAACTCTTTCACAAGGTACGTCTTGAACTGTCCAACAACTTTACCTGTTGGCGTACGCAGCAAGCGTGGAAGTGCTGCTGTGTTATATGTGAAGTTCTGCAACCTAACAGACCTTCTTGCAAACTGCCTCGCTGCTTCCTCACTCATGCCAAGCTTATTCTTTGCATGAAGGTAATTTGTTGCAATGGAAAGTTTACGTATCCCTGGCTCAGGCATACCAAATAGACCAGTTGGCTTCCACCAAGGAGTCTTACTGTGCAACTTTCCAGACTCACTAGCTGCAAAGTCCAGACCGAGGTAAGGTTCCTCGTCAACAAGGAATTTCTTACCTTCAGTTGTTCGCATAAACTTAATCGCATCAACCATCTCTCCTGCACTATTCTTCACCCAAGTATGCCCGTGACCGGAGATAAAGTTAATTGCAGCTGCAACTGGTCTATACCCTAGCTTGAGGTTAGCCCAAATATTTGATATACCTCCGGTTGCTCTAGTATACGTAAGAGGTCTCCCACCCATCCCCTTGAAGTGCTTCCCTCCAATGTCGAAACCTTTCTGCAGTCGGTCAAGTACCTCATCGCCCCAACTGTGTACAAACCTTGTATCTTGCATTTGCTGCTTCAACGCTTTACGAACATTCTCCGTGTAAAGTATACTCCCCCTGTCAGCCTCAAATGCTTTATCCATTGCAGCTTCAGCTTGGTCATACTCAATGCGCTGATGTATTGCTCTTGAGTACGTACGCAGGGCTTTCATGATATCTTCTTCACCGAGCAGAATATCTTTACGTGGCTTAGTTGGGTCAACTGGAGCTTTGAATTCACTTGATACAGTCAGCTGTCCAATGGCAGGAGTTAGCTGTTGCAACTTCTTGGCCTTAGCAGTAGCTTCCGCACGAGTTTGTGCTACCGCCCTAACAACGCCTTTGCTATCCAGCACTCGGTAACTTCCGACTTCAATGTTGGTAACGAAGTCGTTGATGCCCCATTTCTCAATGGACCTGTACTCTTTGTAAATAACTTTAAGCGCATCAGGGTCAACATTGTAAGATTTAGCTATTGATTCTATCTGGTTCTCAGGAGCATTGGTTGCATCTATAAACGCATCATACATATCCTTTGTAACTTGATGCTGAAACATTTTCTTCTTATACTCAATAACAACATTCCTCATATTTTCAAAGTACCTTATAACATCATTAGCACTTTGATAAAGCGGGTCTGTGTCAATTAACTCTTGCCCCCTATCAGGGTTGGTAGTTCTCAACTTATAAAGTTCATCAACTGCTTTCCTCAAGTCCTTCCTGCGCCCCTTAGGAACTCTCCCTTCAAGTGATTGAAAGAAAGCTTCATCAACTGTATATATCTTATGATGTGCTCTTTGCTGCGCCTCAATAATATCTCCAGCAATCTTCTGTGCTTCAGGCTGGTCTCGAAGCATCGACTCAAGCGAGCGGTATAAGTGAGTGAAACTAAGTATATCTCCCTTTGGTCTGGAATACCTAATATCACCTGCAAGCTGCCACACAACATCATCTCCTGGGTGAATGGCAGACATGTGTGTGCCTTCAGCAGCCAGCAGCTTTGCCTGCTCCTTCGCAGAGCTGGTTGAGAACTTTACTTTGTATTCAAGCTTAGCCGCTTCCAACTTTGTTTCAACATCAGCCTTCATTGCATCAAGGTCAGCTCGGAGACGAGATAGTTCTGTGTTGAGCTCTTTTATATATCTCTGTCTCGCACTGTATCCTGTACGCATAGCCATTAGCTCTTGGTGGGATAATTTCCCTCCTTTTACAACTGAATCACTGAGTTTAAACGGAGGCTCTGACCCAGGATAGTCGCCCTGCACCATCATTAGCTTATATATAGGCCACTTAAACGTCTGCGACCTGTGTGTCAGCTCATGTACAAGTGTATTAACTAAATCGCCAATTTCAGGGTACCTCTCAATTCCATTACGCTTATCGCTTAACGACCAAAAACCTTTATCAAGTTTAACAAGCACTTCGCTTGTTACAACTTCCTGTCCAGCTACCTTCGGATGGCGTATGTAATTTTTATGATGTAGTCCCGTTGGTTGGTCAGTACCGAGTCTAGTCATAAACTCCTGCCTAGAGACAAACCGTATTGGAAATGCATATCCTTTATGCACAACTCCAAGAGGGTCAGTGTATGCATCCTGATAGCCGCGAACTGACAGCTTCACAAGGCTTGGATATCTAGCTTCAACAAACGCAACTGCCATCCTGGCTTTCTCCATAAGTGCCTGGGATGGAGCCTCAGTACCTTTGCCAGTGAACTCTATATCAAATTTTCCAGCTGTAGCAGCTGCTTGGTGCTTCTTATATAAATCTTCAGGAGCTTGCGCTTCAAGTTGCTTAGCCATGCCAGGTATCTTTTTCAGCTCTGCTTCATACCCAGCGATGGCTTCTTCCAGCGTTGCCTTTTCAGCAGTTACCTTCTTAGCAATCTCAACTGCTCTAACGTACTGCATCTCCCTCGTATCAATGTTGAGCTTCTCTGCAGCTCTATTCAAGTCAACCCTGTACTGTCTGTAAAGATTATCAACACCTTCGCGAAAGGTAACATTTCCCTTACCCCCAGCCGCAAGGCCGGCTCCAACGATAGTCTCCGCAATTACCCTGGAGAAGTCACGCTCTTCAACTGGCTTCTCCAGCTCCCGTATCATTGTCTCTCCGCCCATGACAAGGGCGCCTGAAGACATCTGCACACCGCGGCTGAATGGAGCCAGCTCTTTAAATACTTTATGCACAAGCATACCATGAGCAAGGCTCTCTCCAGTTGCACGGACAACCTGACCAGTTGTAGCTCCTTCCTGTCCTGCAACTTGTCCTCCACCAGTGATAGCTGAATACGTCGGCAAGCCAAATGCCATCATAGCAGGAAGGTCAAATCCGGCTGAGCCAACACCTGCGTTTAGGTGGTATGCAAGAGCAGATACAAATCCATCTTCAGGATTGATACCTTCAGCCGTTAGTCTATCAGCTATATTATTGCCATAATCAGCAAGCTTACCAAACACACCACTTCTGGCGAGGCCAGTCTTTTCAGATATGAACTTACTCCATCCGTCAAGTGCATCGTAGAATGTAGACGCAGCTTCCATAAAGCCACCAGCCATTGTCTTGGAAGCCTTCAATGCGTTCTCCATATTGTCGCCGATGAAGTCTCCAGCTGCATCAAGCCTTTCTGCAAACGTACTACTTGCGCCTCCTGGCTCTGCAGGCGTAACTACTCTTCCCTCTGCAGCAGCGATTGAATCCAGCTTAGCCGCAAATTTTCCAGTTGAAGAGTTGTTTCTATTCGCTTCTATCGAGTCCAACTTTGATGTGAAGTCAGGCATGTTTAGTTCCATCCCTTTTCAGTTGCAATCCTGATTGCTTCCTCACGATTTATAACACCACTTCTCCACGCCTCGGTTAACTCTTCCTCAGTAGCGTACCTAGACGCAGTAACATCCATACTACCAGCACTACTTTTATACTCAGGAAACGTCAGCCACACACCAGGAAGGTCTCCACGCTGCTGCATTAGCAAGACTCCTTCCTGTAGCCTTTTCATATACTCCGCTTTTGCTTCTGTGGATTCCCACTTTGTAACAACGTTGCCATTAGCATCTTGCATAATAGATAGTCCCTTTCCAGAGTACTCTTTTGCAAGCTCGCTCTGAAACTTGTTGTAGTTATATCTGTATCGAGTCATTTCCTGCCCAGGAGTAAGTCCACCCTTACCCCCTGACGAACTAGCCCTGATTTGAGCTGTCTGAGCCTGAGTAGGAATACCCCTGCTAAGTTCAGTCCATCCCATCGTTTCAGGATTCCACTGTGACGTTACAATTTCTTTACCATCAATCCACTGTTCTGTATGAGGCTTGTTGTATGTAGCCTGCAACTTTGTGAGTCGCTCCTCACCCGTAAGCTTCTCCTCATACGAAGTAGGCATTGCAGCTGTCTGCCTCTCCATATACGCCTGGCTTGCTTTCTGGCTGAGCTCTCCAGTTGTAACCTGACGTTCTTCAAGTGCAATCTTCTTCTTCGTATCAGCCATCGCCCTGCCTTGGGTAATCTGTTCAGGTGTAAGCAGTGCCATATCTTCAGCAGTTGGTTGCTGGCCGGTCAACAGCTTGTTCACATAATTTGAGTAGTTACGCTGACCGGACAAAGCCATCGCAGTCGCACCCATAGCTTTCTGCGGCGACCCTTCGTACGCAAGATTGTATCCCAACTTCGCCATCGCATCTGTGAAGCCAGGAGTGCTCATTGCTGATGCTACAGATTTAAATGCCTTCCCGATAGCATCAAATCCTTTACCAACTATACTCCTATCATCAGGCATTTCCTGCGCATCAGGCTGACCTTGATTCAATCCAGCCATTGCTCCAAGCAACTCCTGCATTGCAGCCTTTCCAGCTAACTTAATCGGGTCGCTCATAACGTCAAGTGGGCTTAGCTTAAGCTCTTCAGGGGTAGGCATGAATTGAGTTGCAACTGATTGCTTTTTAACAGCCATGAAGTCCTCCAATCTGGACATTTTCAAAATTTGAAAATGCTCGCTTAATGTGGGTCATATTCTATGTGAATGTGGTCTATCTCAAACATTACATCGAAGAGACGATTATCAAAGATACGCATGAGGTTGATGAGGAAGCCAGACAAAAGGACTACATTGGTTATGTGAAACTGCCAACCTATGTCTATTGCTTTCCCTTTGTAGTGCAGAGAGTTCTTTCCATGAACTCCGTCCCCACTATACCCTTCATGCCCAGACGTGATACGAACCTCGCTTGAGAAGTACACTTTGTGTATGTTATCAAGCTCTTCCAAGCGGCTGGACAGTTCAGCGCAGAGGCTGTCTATCTTAACACCACTCTTCAGTTCCATAGCTTCCTCCTACTTAATAAATGCGCTTGCCCCACCAATAATTCCTCCAGCCAATGCACCCCAAGGTCCAAGACTAGCTCCCATAGCAGCGCCACTTGCAGCTCCTGCAACCGCACTCCTCGCTGTAGACTCTGGATACCTCACAGTATGCGCAGCACCAGAGATTGACGCAACTAAATTACCACCCATCAGCAATGTCTCAAGCGGCCACCTTGCGTCAAGCACGTCTAGTTCAATATCTTTATCAATCTGTTCCTTCTTCGCAACCATGCTTGTCTTGATATAATCAGTAGCCATATCTGCACTAGCCTTATACAAGTCGTACTTAACTCTCTCCGACTGCATAATCTCTGCAACAGCTTGATTGAGGAACAGCGAACGATTCTTCTGATAATCACTTTCTGCCATAGCATAGATGTTTATACCCTTCAAAAGGGAATCCATCTCAACACCAATTAAGTTGGCATACAACTGCAGGTACTGTCCTGAGAGTGTATTTAGCAGTTGCAGTTTAAGGTCAGTGGAGAACTTTGCAATTTCCTTTTGCAGCTGACTCTCAAGGTGCGCAAGCCCCATGACGAAGGAACTTGACATAACTGCATTAATATCAGCCATGCCTCCTGCAAACCTGTTCACGCTACGATAGAAGGCAGGCATCAATCCTCTTTCGTAGTCTTCCTGAGCACTCTCAATAAGTGTTGCAACAGCAGTTCCAGACTCAAGCGAAAGTGCGGTAGTGATAGCACTTGACGTAATCGTAGCAGCGCTGGACTCAGCGCTAGCCAGCTGAGTTGAAACAACTGAACGAATTGCCGATACCAGTGTTGCAAGACGACTATCAACGTCCGGAATAGCATCAAGGTTACCTCCAGCTGCATCTGCTGCACTTACAGCAGCACTCCATAGTGTGCTTCCATTGTACGCTGCAGCAAGGGCTGCAAACGTACTTACATTTGTTGACAGAAGAGGAAGTTCAACAGTAGTTGGGTCATACGCTGCAGTTTCATCATAAGGAGAAATATCATCAGTAAGTCCTCCATCATCCCAGCTATCAGCAGTTGATGGGTCACTCCCAAGGTACGCGTTAACTTGACTTGCCATGTGAATTAAGAATTGGGAGTGATAGCCTCTCCAGTCATTAGCCATATCTGGATACTGCGAAAGATAATCTGGATATGTTACCTCTCCGCTTCCAGCTGCTCCTCCACCCATGTTACACCTCCATCTTTAAAAGAATCCACTCTGTATTGGCTGCAACCTTTTCTCTCAGCACTCTTCCTAAGCTTTTATTAGTCGTATACGCAATAAGGCTGACACAGCCAATGCTCTTTGCATGCTTCCTGAGGAAGTCAATGCCGGCAAACCACTCACTCTGATTCATCTCAAGGATTGAATACATGCTAAATATCAATAGTGTCTTCTGGCCAGTGCAGAAGTCTGTGGATATTGTGGTAGTCACAACACAAACAACATCCTTCTCCCTAACATAAACCCAGCAAGCAAGCCTGCCATCGTAAACTGCCTTTAACAATCTTTCTTCCACACCGTCATCCCAAACTTGTGTCGGCGGAAGTGAACGTTTGATTGTCTCCGCTATAACATCCCAGTTATTCGACACCTGACTCGGCAATAGTCGCACCAGCATATCCACCTCTTACGTTTCGTTTGTCTGACATCTGCCACTTAACAACTACATTATCAGGAGGCTCTGCAACCGAGTAGTCTGCACAGTATAGACAGATGCGGAACTCTGTTCCAGTGCACGGCATCACAGCCCAGCCTTCTTTATTTATCTGGCGCCAGACAGTTTGTTTAAATGCATCTGCTTTATTCATCCTGTACTGCACAGACATATACCAAGTTGCTGTATCGCTCAGATGAACCTCAACAGACCTAATTAGTTTAATCGCCCTATTGTTCATATCAAATGTATCTGTAACAATCTGCAACTGGGAGTTATCAAAACCCAAGTCGGTAGATAGCCCAACTTCAGTACCATCTGCAGTAACGATTGAAGTAACACGCTGGTCAATCTGAGACATGCCGTACTTTGTCAGCATAAATGTGAGGTCACTTCCAGATATTGTAAACCTTTCCTTCTCAGGCGAGTATGCTACAAGGATGTCATCACTTAACATAGGCTGAATATACTCTTCATATCCCAGCCTTGTTATGTTACGATTAGCGTCAATATGCCACACACAGCCGCTGCCATCTACGTATATATGCTGATTCAAGTCTCCAGCCGCTGCAACTCCTGATGCTACGCCTATGTTAGACATATGCAGTCTTGCCATAGTTGGAACAGGCTCGCTAACCGCTTGAAGGTATGTCAACCCGCCGTCTCCATATGCAATGACACCTTCTCCAAGCGGCAGAAGTACACGCACTCTCCCCCTATAAGTCATTGGCGCAAAGCCACACTCATTCCTCTGCAACAGGTCGAATATATAAGGGTCGCACGGAGTGTGTCCGTCAGGGTGACCAGTGACTCCTCTCATATACAACTCTGGATAGAACATCCAGAACAAATCGCCACCACCTATCGTGCTCCACCAGACAAAATTCTCTTTGAATGGCATATCTCTTGATATACCAAGATTGTATGAGTCAGTTGAATGCTCATCCCAAAATGCAAGCCAGTCTTTACTCCAGAACTTCTCAGGGTCAAACCCAGCTAGCATCCCCCTACCTTTATACAAACAGCCAGTCTCAATATGCACATCTGTGTTTATGTAAATCTCTTCACTTCTCCCACTCACCCCGCCAAGGCCTGACTTGAAGATGACACAGCTTCCGTTCATCAGCATCCATGTATCATGAGCGTCAAGCATCTGCCAACTTCCACCGGTTGGTATAGATAGAGCTGTGCCAACTGCACCATATCCGTAAGCAGTCAACTCAGCTAAGGACCAATCGCTCTCATCAACCTCAAACAGCCTTGTTTCGTCCGCGAGCAGGGTCACAGTATTACCCCTGAACAGGCGAGGAAACGGCCAGTTGACTTCAATCCCTTGCCCTCCAAGTGTGCCAACTGAGAATGGATTTGTTATCCCTTCCAGCTGAACAAGACCGCTCTCACCAACTTCAGCGTTGAAGAGAGTAGTCAATCCTGGAGCGTTTCGAGTGTTGCGATAACTCCTCCGCAATCCAGCAGCCAGCTCCTTGGCTAGGGTGAATGAGAATTCCCTCATGCTATACCTTCTTCGTTGGTTTCCATCCGTGTCTTGCTGCGTTTCTTGCTCGTGCTGCTGACTTTGCTTTCTCCTTTGACAAGGACCTTCCGACTACCTTCCCAGTTGATTTCTCCACTATCTTCTTCCCCACCGCTTTCACTGGCATTTTGCACCTCCTCTGATTCAATGTCAAGAGGGTTAGCGAGTGCATCTTTATCTTGAGCAGCGATGATTGCTTCATCCATCAGGCGACGTTTTGACTCAAGCTTGCCTTGCTTCATATTTATCATGCGCTGAATCATTAACTTCCGCACTCTCATCTTAGCCCTCCATTACACTTGGATTACTTGCAGCTTGCTCTGCAACATCACTATCTATACCCATCAAAGTTTGTGCGATGGCAGCTTCCCATGTTTTCGCACCTTCAAAGTTACGGTAGAATATCTCAAGCTCACGCATGATAGCGTGAACGAATGTAAGCGGGTGGTTCTCAATCCAGAAGTTTGTCGTAATAGTTGAACTCGGAGCAGGAGAGAAAAAAGTGCCCTTTACCGATACTGTATATGTATCATCAGGCGGAGGAAGAATAACAATAGCTTTCTGCGTCATCTGGTCACCCCAGAGGTTATACTCATCATCCTCTGTAAACGCAGCATGTGACCCAGATGTTAAAGAGTGTTGCGACGGAGCAAGCTTATGCACAAGAACCGCATAGTACGCCGGCGTGCCCTGGTCAACGTCAGTTGACTTTTCAGGATACATTGTGCGAAGGTCCTTGTACGTAGACTTGGTAAGCTCCGTCGCCCCACCATCAACATCAGCTATCCACACCTCAGAAATCATCCTCGCACCAGGAACTTCCAGCAATACAGTTCCGGCGGCAACATCCTTTTTATACCAACTCTCAGCAATAATACCAGCTGCGTCACCAAAGTGAAGGTCGAGATAAGTAGTAGCAGCTTTAGCAAGGCTGTAAAGGAATGTCTCTCCGCTGGACTCAACCAAGTCATGCCTGCCAGAAGATTCCAGAAGCAATGTCTTTATATCGGTAAAGGACATATCTTTCTCCAGATAAGTGAAAGGGAGAGCCCCACAACTCTCCCTATCGGTTAACTTAGCTCAGCGGATTGTCACAGCCGACGCCATTGAAGTAGCCCATCGTCTCCGGGTAGTGGTACTCATATCCACCCTCAGTGATGAACTCTTCCTGTTTCCCATCAACACCAACTCCACCGCCCTGACGGTCAGAGGGGTCAGGCTTGAAGAACGTATCATCCAGCGGACGCCAGATGATGTACTGCGGCTCGACGACAAGCATGCTGTAGTCATTGGTCGTCTCCCAGCTAAACAGCGGATGGACCTTGAAATGCAGCGTGCCGAATACAGTCTCCCACGTGGTAACTTTGATACCGTAAGAAGTAGTATTCGCAGTCAGCGTGTACAGGCCAAGAGCCTTAACAAGCCGCTGAATACCGAGCAGTGCACCTGCGCCACAGAGGACGAGCTTCTCCCCACCAAGACCGTTGGGAGAGTCAGGAACTTTGGAGAAGATAGTCTTGATAACAGTATCAAGCCACTCATCACCTTTCTCCAGCCAGCTCTTCCCAGCATAGTCAGTGTTAGTACGGTAGTCATCCACATTCGCGGAAGCGTAGGTTTTGATGAACTGCACAAGCCCCATCGTTGTATATTCAGGCTTGCCATTTGCACCAGTGTTCTCAGTGCGAATACCCCAGATGAGGCTCTTCTCCATCTCAACACCGTGATAAAGAAGGGTCTGAGCTTTCTCATCGAGGTAAGCGTCACGAGTACGAAGCTTCGTCTTCATCGCGGTACGAGTCATGTCGAGGGACGTACGCCAGATCTGCGAAACGTTGTATACCTCAGTCGGGTCGTAGTGGATGGAAGGGGGACGAACTCCGCCCTGGCTGTTGATGTTACCAGTTACAAGAACACGGTCGACGGTAGCAAGGTTGTAAGACGCAGGAGTGCTCCCATTGTCATCGGCTTCAAGCAGACGAACAGACAGGAAGGAGCTTGCTCCATTGAGAGTCACGCCAACAACCTTTGCGTTAACGTCGACAGTATACTGGTCGCTATCACGAAGAGTTACCTGATGACCTTCACGAAACATCTTCGCGTCTGCTTCAGCCAACTTAACAAACAGCGAAGAGCCAGTGATACCACTTGTAGCTTGGTGAGTAGCATACACATACTTAGTCGTCAGCGTATTCTCAATATACACACCTGTAGCAGTAGCGCCTTGGGTAGACAGCGAGCGAGTCCACCAGTGGAACTTCGGGTCGTCGAGAGGTTCCGATTTCAGCATGGAAGTCATGCCAATAAGCGGCGTGCTTCCGTTCGGGCTGAGCTCGAGAATCTTCTGTCTCCAACTTTCAGGACGCTCATTAGTGGCCCAATCACCAGTGCCACGCATCCCAAGAAATGCACCCATAATTTTGTCTCCTATTCTTTATTAATAACTTTCAGGTCAGGAATAACTTGCCCACTATTAGTTAGCGTAAGAGACCAACTAAGACTACAGGCATATTTCTCAAGTGCTTTAACTATCTCCTTCTCGCACTTAGATATGTTCTCCTGCTTCTTAGCGTCAATCAACGCTTGGGCTTCTTCAACGGTTTGATTCACGTTACCTCCTAAGCAGGATTAACTGCGATAAGGTTCATAGCAACACCATTGATAAGGACTCGAATTAGACAAGTTTTGCCAGCCCAATTAGGTTCATTCTGCGCAGTGAGCACCATACCGGCTGCATTATCATAAGCATCTTCAATCGTGAGAAACTTCGTGATTTTGCGCCGAGCAGTTGCATCACCACCTGAGACGATGAACCTAGCAAGCGACAGCTGTGTCACGCCAGAAGGGTCAGCTGATGCGCCGTCAAGTGCAGCTTCAACGATTAGTGCACTATAAGTGCCGTTAGCCGGCATCTTACCGTTGGGTATTTGAAGAGTGGCACGAACTGCACATGCCTGCCCAGTAACTTTACTCGTTGTAGCAGTTGTAAAGTTAACAGAAGCATGTAGTCCATGAACTGTAGTTGCACCAGCTGCAGTAACACTTGCAAAGATACGTGCAGAGTCACCGCCGCCACCAACACCTGTAAAATATGTGCGCAGGTAAAGGCCACGATTATCACCACTAGTTGCACTGCTATTAATGTAAAAGCTCAACGCTTTACCACTTGCAGTACTCATAGAGGCTGGCGTGGTAGCCGTACCTGCACCCATCAACTGGGCACCATACGAACCTCCCAGGCGGTTCAGTTCAAGACCCCGACCGTTAAGTCCTATGCCCATCTTAAGAAACCAAGCTTGAAGGGCGTACATTCAGGGCCTCCTACAGGCCAAGTGAAGAAGCAGTTACAGTCCAGCTGTGACCATCGCTGTAGAACTCAACATACTCACCAGCGGCGTTAGGAGCTTGGTCAGCCCAAATCTCGCTAATGGCGGCGTAGTTAGCCCCATCTTTAATGGTAACAGCATTAGTTCCAGCACGAAGGATGACTTTGTAAGTCATGCCTTTCGCCTCCGCAACGTTCGGGAGGTACAGCGTAGCAGTCGCAGCAGCGCTATTGACAATACAGGTAGTCTCATACAGCTTAAGAGTCTTAACTATATCAGTCACAGCAACCACAGTCCAGAACACTGTCTTATACGGTTCCGCAACGACTGCTTCGATTTCTCTCTTAGGCATCATTATTTCTATCTCCTATTTGTGCTTAGCTCGTCCAGCTCTTTCTGCAGCGGGGTGCGAGTATCCGCTGTGCTCTTCCTCGTTGACTTCGTAGAAGGAAATGCTGGGCTGCCAGGCTTCATTGTTTGTTGACTCTTCGCACCAGAGGGAATTCTTAAGTAGTCGCGTACCTCCTTTCCAAGGACTTTGAATATATCAGAGTAGGTCCATTCAGGGTGTGTCATTTCCAACTCTTTCACCTTGAGGCCTACCACAGCTCGATAAGGTACAAGGTCTTTATTCGCATCGTAGAAACCCTGCACAGCCATTTTCAAACCAAGCTGCTCATTGACCTGTCTCTCAACAACTCCAGGAATCTCCCGAAGCACAGCCATACGAGCGTCTTTCTGAATCTTCCCCATAACTTTGGCAAATCCTTCTGGGGAGTTGATAGCTTGTTCGTACTCCTCCTGTGTGAGGTTGAAGTCAGATGTGGGCTCTGTAGGAGTAACAGGTGCAGGCGTAACAGGAGCAGTCTGACCAGATGTAGCCTGCATTGCAAGCTTAGCCATTTCGTTTAGTCGAGCTCTGTACTCCACAAGGTCAGGACTTTCAGCAGGTGTATTACCTGCTTCAGGTTCGTCATTTTCGATTGGAGTCTCAGGCTCAGCAGGAACTTCAGGAGGCGTCTCCTGAGGTACATCAGCAGCGTTACCTTCGTCAGGTGCACTTTCGCTGCCAGGCACTGGAATCTCATCCAGCATCTTCATCAAATCAACTTTGTCGGTGGTGGGCATAACTCTCTCCTTTACTCTGTTTGTTCAACTGCATACTGTAAGTCAGCAGATTGTATATCTGTCAGGGCCAGAATGAATCTTATCTCATTTATCTGTCCCTGAAGGTAATCATGGCCAGCTACAAAATTAACCATGATACCCCTTTCATCACGCAGCTGGATGCTTTCCTTGCCGCTAACTTCCAACTGCCGTCTAACTGAATCAAGACGTTCTGTGAGAGTGTCAATCCAATCCTTGAAAGCAGGATTGACTTTAAGGTTATCAATATCCCTCTGTGTATATTTAATATCTTCACCCATTAAACACCTCCGTTACAGGAGCAATGTTACCCTGCTGAAGTTGGTCTTGCACGGCTTGGTCTGGCATAACTTGCTGCTGCGTTTTAACTTGTACAAAGTCATCAACATTTTTTGCACCAAGCCCCCTTGCGATATGTTTAAACACCCTACCGATATCAAACATCTGGCCTATTGTAGGTTGAGTAGCCATAATCTGAAACAGCTGAACCCATGCTTGATTATCCCCAGACCCAGGAATACTCCCATCGTGAGGGATGACTTCATAAGGAATCTGTATCATGCTAGGCGTAACGTTTATTTTTCTGCTTCCCTTAAACTCAGCTGATAACTGCTCAGTCATATCACCAGCTACTTTAACCCACACGTCTTGCGACATAAACTGCATTGTGTGCTCAGCGAAAAATTCACCAAGAGCTGTGTGTGACTGGAGGGCAGTTATCCTTGCGTCATGTTCGAGTCTTGACAACGCAGCGTTCATCAGCCCACTCACTTCAGTTGCAGTTACTCTCTCCGAAGTACGCCTACGTACACCTTTAACAAGGTCACCAGCTCCACTAACAAGGTCGCTGATATTCATAAACATACCAATCTCACCAAGATGGCCACTTGTCACATCCTGCACGTTGAGCTGCTTCACAGCCTCATCTATCACACCTCTCCCAAATGCAACTCTTCGCATTCTGATAAGCTTCCCAGGTTCAGGATTCTTCAAGTCGTCTGAGTTAACAAGCGTTGGGTCGTATATCAGCATGTCATTGATTGCCTTGCGCACATTTGTAACATGGCTGCTATACAACCAGTTGATTGCTTCCTGCAAGCCATGGACAACTTCAAGTTTAGATATAGGCACAAGACTATGCCCATCATATTCCGGAGCATTTACAACTACTGGAAACTTCCCATGATTCAATCCGAGTGGCTGAGCTGAAGTTACAACCTTATCAGAAGTCACAGCAAACAGCCACTTCTCTGGGTAGTCAGAATCTCCGAGCATCCAGTCTGAGGGGATTATATCTATGTACATGTAAATTGTGTCGGTTGAATCATTCTTCTGCCCATTCATTGAGCCTGTTATTCCAGTCTTGTCATACCTGCCAGACTCAGTGTAATCGTAATATGAGCTGCGCTTATCCCCTCCAATAGCTTTCACATAAGCTGCGTTGAACACTTGTCCATTGCCAGAGCCTTCTTTACGAAGCAGCGATGTGATATTCGACCTCACAACCCACCCGACAAACTCACCTGCTTGAGGCTCATTTATTGGAATGTCAGGGTCGGGAAGGTAATGATAAGGGTCAATGACAGATAGACTGTTTCCTTCAAACCTAATACCCTTAACACGCTGCATAGTCGGAGTTCCAGGAATCTCAACTCCTGCACCCAACCCAGATAGAAATGCAGGATTGGCTTGCTCAACAGTAATCATTCCTTCTTCAGTAGTCCACTCAGGAACAGCTACACCAAAGCCGTATGCAAATGCATCTCTCCACATTGTATGAAGGCCGAGGGCAACGTTGAGTTTACGCACATGCAGGTTGATGACGTGCTGAAGAAGAATTGCACTAACTTCATCTTTATCCTGAACAGACTCATACCTAAACACAGGGTTGTCAAGGAAAGCCGCCATCATGTATGTAAGCAGCACCTGCATTGTAGCGTAACTTGTCGGAACAACAATGCTAACAGGCTTACGCTTATCTTTATCTTTCACAGCCTTTTCAGCTGTGGAAAGGTCAACGTATACGTTTAGAGTTCTATCAATATCTCTCCAAACATCAAACCTGTTTTGCAAAGAGTCCCTGCTAATCCGAGCTCGCTTTGTGACTTCTTTCACAATGAATTCATGAAGCTCACTGCCAGGTCGGAGGTCTAATCCTTCAGGGTAGTTATAGCTTGCTTTAACTTCATTGAAGCTAGTTGAGAAGTTCATCTGTACCTCAGCTTGTTGTAATGAATGAGATGTCAAATATAATCGAGCCGACATCAACAGCACTTGTTAAGTCTACCTTCGAGCTGTCATTACGCCTAAATGTTAAATAAAGTGTATTTGTCATAATCTGTGTCTGTACAGCCAATGCGTCCCCGCTTGAGTTAACCATATTAGGTATACCTATTACCATCAACAATACACCTGAAAAGGCACTTGAGTTTATTGTAAGCGTAGCACCATCTGCAGATAGTGAGAAGTATCCTTCAGTTGCACCCTTTGCCAAAGCTGTTGCAGCTGCAATATTGTACCCGTTGTATATGTTACTACCAGAACACGCTATCCTATCAGCCGTACCTGAGTCTTCAATGGTTATCTGAGTTAACCTAATGTTCGCAGAGCCACCTGAGCCAGCAGGACCAGTTGGCCCTACAAGTGATACACCAGCTGGCCACGTTGTAGCTTTTGGTCCAAAGATGTACCAAGTATTTGTGTTGATATAGAAGTCACCATCTGCACCTTCTGTTGTAGGGTCTACCACTCCGTTTAAAAGTGTCCGTCCGTCAGCCCCATCAACTCCATCAACTCCATCTGCTCCAGCTGGACCTGTTGCACCTGTCTCTCCTTGAACACCTTGAACACCTTGAATACCTTGAATACCCTGTATTCCTTGCTCACCTTGAGGACCAGTAGCTCCAGTAGGTCCCACTAGCGATACGCCTGCTGGCCACACCCCACCAGCTTTCGGTCCAAATATAGTCCACGTTGTAGTGTTTATATAAAAGTCACCGTTAACGCC